GTTCCCCAAAATGATGTTGGATTAAATGAAGCAACCACTTCAACTGTTACAGTATTTGAAGCAATATTGTAAGGGACACTAATACAATCCGTACCATTTCCATCCCCATTGTTCAGTCTTATACCACCACCATTGTTTGACACATACGATGGAGAACCTTGAAGTGTCGCATTACGACTATTGCCACTAGAATCAGTCCATGTAGTTCCAGATGTTGGTGCAGTTTGTAAATTGAATTGCAAACCTGAAGTTACGATTCCAGCAGTCTTATAAGACCCCAGCGTTGCTAATGCTAAAGCACCACTCATTATGTCAATCCGTTTCCGCTAATATACCAAGTAGTGGCAGCAACTTTAACAGCAGTTGCCATTCCGTGTGCAGCAAGAGTTCTAGAACCAGTAGTTCCTGTTCCACCAAGATACATAGTGTCACTAGTAATTGCGATAGTAACAGTAGTGGCACTTGGTCCAGCGATAAATCCGATGGTAGTTCCGATTGGATAAGCCACTGAAGCATTGGCAGGAATAGTTATTGTTTGACTATTTGTTGTAACATAAATGTGCTTACCAGCATCACCGATTGCTAGAGTAGCAGTAGTGGCAGTTGCGCTTTGTGGGATACCAAGATAACCAAGACTAGAAGCAGTGCTTGAAGTAGTGGCAGTTCCAGCTGTTTTATTGGTTAAAGTTTCAGTACCAGCAAGAGTTGCCAATGTTCCAGTTGTAGGAAGAGTAACACTAGTAGTTGCTGTTGCAGTTAGTGTAGTGGCAAATGCGCCAGAGGTAGTAAGGTTACCACCAAGAGTAATAGTCTTTCCAGTATTTGCTACACCAGTTCCACCGTATTGACCAGTGATTACAGTGCCATTCCAAACACCAGTGGCAATAGTGCCAAGAGAAGTTATAGTGCTAGTTGCTGCCCAACTTGTTGCAGTACCATCAGTTGTTAAAAACTTTCCACTATTACCTGTTTGATCAGCCACAGCTGCTTGAACAGAGGTCACATATCCAGTTGGGTTTGCTGCACTATATGGAGTATATCCAAGAGCAGAAATAATCTGAGCAGAAGTAATACCTGTTAAGAAAGCACTAGAGTTAGTTGCACCATTGTATGGAGTATATCCAAGAGCAGTGGTAATTTGATTGGAAGTGATTGCAGTTAGATATGTGCTTGTATCTAGCGTCCATGTATTTGTTGAGGTTTTCTTTAAGAAACCACTAGTGCCAGTCAATGCTGCAATCGCAGTTAAGTCAGCGTCTGAGGATTGAAGTGCAGCAACAGAGGTATACAGTTCAGTAAAGTTAGCATTTGTTTTAGTAAATGCTGTACGTAACGGATCACCTGTTCCGTCATTTGCTGCTGTGCCTAATGAAATTGTTTGCTTTGCCATTTTTAACCTTTAAGCTGCATCTGCTGTAATTGTAGTGGAGTCTGCAAATATTGTTGTGATATCTGCCGATGTTGCATATTGAACTGTCACTGGAGAAGTAATATCAACTTCTCCGAATGGGTTAGCCACATTGAATAATACGTCTGCAGCCTGAACCTTAAATTTATTGTTATCACCAAAAGATTCTACTCTGTCCACATTGGCTTCAATAGTTGAAGTTGCCACTGCAGTAGTACTAAATCCTCCACCAGTAAACACCACAGTTGGTGCAGTTGTATAACCAACTCCTGGATTTGTGACGATAACCTTTGTTACCTTACCTGTATTTATTCCATTACCAAGATATGCTGTGGCAGTTGCACCAGAACCTGTTCCACTAAATGATACTGTTGGAGCAGAAGTATATCCAGCACCAGCGTTTGTAAGTGTCACACTAATAACTTCGCCATAAGGTGTTCTTGTTGTATTGGTGCTGAAAGTTTTAAGGGTTTCAAATGCATCAATAGAAGGAACACCAGTATCAATCTTCTCGGAAGAGTACTGGAACAATTCAACTTGTAGTTTGTAAACATATAGTTTACCAAGTTGATAGAATGGATCTTGATGCTTGACGAATTTAATCTCAAACATACCCTTAGTCAAAGGGAAATAAATCAAATCACCTTCACATGGACGACTAGGAATAATGGTAGCACCGAAGCGACCAACCATCTGTTCCCAACGTCTACGTGCAACTACCATAGTTGCAGACTGTTCCATCATTAAACCAAACTTTTGAATGAATGCACCTTGACCCTCGAAAGAGTCTACATTCTCAAAATACATTTCAATTGGAAATGATGATGTAAATTTGCTTAGACGATCTTCACCTAGAATCTCGTCTTTTGATACTAATGTTCTTGGAATGTAAAAGAAGTCCTGACCATAAATCTTAAGAGATTCTATGATAAGATCTTCTACAAGGAACTGTTCGTTTTTAGTGCCTTGTGTGAAATAAACATTGGTCGGCATTAATTATCCCATGAAGAAGTCTAGCGGAGCAGACTTGGTCATTAAATCTTGTTCTAGTTTTTCAATTTCATCAATGGCTTCTGAGTATAGTTTATCACCATCTAATGTAACACCACCTGGAAGTTGAATACCAGAGAATTTCTTTAGGTTAGTTCCCCATTGTTTTTTAAACAATGCTGATACGTAATGTTTTAACCATGGCTCGTTGTAAACTTTAGTCCATGTTGTTGGATCCATTGCACGATATGCCTGAACGATAATATAATCACCAAGAATAAAGTCAGTTGCCCAGTTTGCGTCTAGATATAAACGACCATTCAAACGATTAAATCTATATCCTTGATGTCCATTTAACTCTAAATCTAACAGAGCCAAGTGCGACATAACTGTTTTGTAGTAGATTAAAGATGTAGAGGTTAAATCATACAAGTCATTTAAGCGTAATTGATATTGTAAGTCAAAAATGTTCTTTGAAGAAGATGCTTGACCAGCAGATAGAATCTTTGTAACACCCCAAACATAATCTGGAATATCAATGTAACGATTATCATATTCACGAAGTGTGATAGAAACTGTAGTTGCATTATGTCCTGCAGAACCAGTAATGGCTTCACCAGCAGTAAACGTGCCAGAGATATTTCTAACTAATAGCAGAGTACCAGTGGAAACTCTGCTGGATTCACGACAAACTTCTGCAGTCGCACCAGAGGATGCCCCAGTAATTATTTCTGCTAAATTAAAATTTGCAGCGACTGAAGTAGTTAAAACAATCTCAGAAGCACGAATTTGTTGTTTAAGATAAATCTGTTCAATACCTTCGTAATGGTATAGTCTCCAGTAATCTAATGCTTCATCAAGACGATCTTCTAATTGGTCGTCATCCACGTTAATCTCAAGTACAGGTGCACCGAGATCTCGTAGAGCATATTGTTTTAAACCTTCTCTTGTGCTAACCGCCATATTATCCTCCGAATACCATTGCCATCGCAATGGCTTTACCAGTACTTGCGTATGATGGTGTAGTCCACTGGACACCAGATCCAGTGGACGATAAAAGCTGACCATTAGTACCAGCAGATGAACTTGCTGTTAAAGTTCCAGATAGTGTTAAGTTACTAATAGTTGGAGCAGTTCCTAAAACATTTGATCCAGTACCAGTTATAGTAGTGGTAGAGATGTAATCCCAATCCCAATCTGCAGCAGTAGTTAATGTTGTTCCCACGCAAACCACATGAACACATACACCTGCAGGAATAGTTCCGACTAAGTTACCACCTGAAGAATTTACTGTAACAAGACCAGTAGAATTGTTTTCAATTTCCCATGCTATACCAGCAACTAAAGTGCTAGTGACTGGAAGAACAATAGTTTGTGTAGTTGTTCCAGTAAAGAACTGACGATAATTACTTGACGCAGTTAATGTAGTTGTACCAGCTGCAGTAGCAGTAGTGGTATAACCCATTTTAATGTTATCAATTGTTGGTTGAGTTAAAGTCTTATTGGTTAAGGTGTCAGTAGTGGCACGACCAACTAATGTATCAGTAGAGGTTGGTAGAGTTAAAGTGCCTGTGTTACTAATAGTAGCAATAACTGGAGAAGTTAAAGTCTTATTGGTAAATGTTTCTGAACCTGCTAAAGTAGCAAGAGTACCAGTTGTTGGTAATGTTAATGAAGTATTAGCAGTAGCGGTAAAGGTTTGAGTAAACGAACCAGCGTGTGATACGTTACCTGCTAGAGTTAATGTATTAGATCCATTATTAACACCAGTTCCACCATAAGTAGCACCAACTAATGTGCCTTGCCAAACACCAGTACCAATAGTTCCAACAGATGTTAATGAAGAACCAGTAACACCAGAACCTAATGTTGTTGCAGAAAGAACTGATGTTCCATTAATTCTGTAAATTTTACCAGAAGCGACATTAAGATCTTCTGATGAAGTCCAACCATTAGTTGAACCCCAAGAGATTGTTTTATCAGTAGCACCTTTCAGTGTAATACCACCTCCAACTGCAGTAACATCAGTTGGAGATGCCACAGAGCCTAGTTCAATATTAATATCATCAACTGTTAGAGTAGTCGAATTAACAGTAGTAGTTGTTCCGTTTACAGTTAAGTTACCAGTAATAATTACGTTAGCATTATTAATAGTAGCCGTACCAGTTGCTGCACCGATAGAAAGAGTAGTTGCTGCACCAGCAAAATTTACAGTAGTGGCAGTCGTATTGATAAGATCAAACGAAGCACTTGGTGTAGTTAAAGATGTTGTGATCGCAGGGCTAGTACCAAATACTAGAACACCAGAACCTGTTTCATCAGAAATAACTCCTGCTAATTCAGAAGAAGTAGTAGCTGCATGAACAGATAATTTATTAGATGTATAAACAACAGTACCACCAGTACCAAATGCTACAGAAGAAGTATCAGTGCCAGTAAATGTTAATGTATTAGAAGCAGTAAGAGTTTTACCCTCAGCAATAGTTAAAGTCGAACCAGTAGCAGGTGCAGTAATAGCAACTTTATTAATGCTAGTGGCAGAAGCAACACCTAATGTTGGAGTTGTTAGTGTTGGGCTAGTGGCAAAAACTAAAAGACCAGAGCCTGTTTCATCTGTAATAGCAGAGATTAAATTGGCAGAAGATGGTGTGGCAAGGAAAGTAGCAACACCAGTGCCAAGACCAGAAACACCAGTGGATATTGGAAGTCCTGTGGCATTGGTTAAAACACCCGACGCTGGAGTTCCAAGTGCTGGGGTAGTTAATGTAGGACTAGTAAGAGTTTTATTGGTAAGAGTCTGAGTACCAGTTAAATTAACAAGTGCAGTTCCGCCTGCTGTAGAGCCATCATGAACTCTTAGCGTATTAAGTGTTGTATCGACTGAGAGTTCTCCAGCTGCACCAGTAAATGCATTATTCTGGGCAGTCGTTCCTCTTCTAAATTGTACTTGTGTTGGCATTTAATTTTTCCTCGAATCTATTTATCTTTATGTTAATACACCAAGATCAGTTGTTTGTGTAGATCCCACTGGATCCATACACGTAAATGTTGCTAAAAGTGATACTCCAAACGCATCAAAAGCAGCACCGCTCTCACCAATATAAGTATCTGTTCCGTTGTAATTACCAGATGGAAATGATGTTAACGATGAATTATTATATCCAGAAGCACCACCACTACCACCAGTTTGATCTACCCATTGAACACCACTACCAGTAGAAGAAAGAACTTGTCCTGATGATCCTGTTCCACCACCAGCAGCTACAGTGCCAGTTAAAACTACAGATGAAAGAGTTTTATTGGTAAGTGTTTGAGTCCCAGATACTGTAACCAATCCAGATGCAGCTGGTGCGACAAGGTTTGTTAGTAAAGTATTAGCCATTATGCTCCTCTAACCATGCAACCATTAAACCAAGTGATAGCTGGACTATTAACAGCAGTGACAGTCACACTTCCACCAGACCCTTGTTGAACATATATTTCAAAGTAATCAGTAGATCCGTTAGCATATACTAATGAACTAACTTGCATAGCCCAAAAATTTGCGGCAATTTGTGTGCCTTGTTGGTTTGTGCCACGCTTGTATTCTGCACCATTTTTGTAAAGAACAATCATCATTTCACCAGTACCAGATGTTCCATCTAAACGAACTTCAGCATTTAGTTGATAGTAACCTGCAACTGTAGGAGTGAATGTTGAACTGGCATAATTGCTGTTGGTATCAAATTCTTCAGTTTGGAATAAAACTTTTTGCTGTGAACCGCTAGTAATTGTTTGTCCAGTAGCGTTTGCATAAGCACTAAACGCTGGTCCATTTATTGCTAAAGTACCACTAGTTGGTAATGTTACATTCGTGTTAGCAGTGGCAGTTAGTGTTGTAGTGAACGCACCTGAAGTGGTTAAGTTACCACCTAAAGTTATTGTTTTACCAGAATTGTTTACACCAGTACCACCGTATTGTCCAGTGATTGCAGTGCCATTCCAGACACCAGTAGCAATAGTTCCCACTGAAGTTAAACTAGAAGCAGTAACACCAGAAGCAAGAGTTGCTCCAGATAATGTTCCAGCTGCAGCAGTAACAGTAATTGCAGCAGAACCATCGAAGTTTACTCCGTTGATTGCTCTTGGAGTAGTTAGAGTTGCAGCTGAACCAGTTGTGTTCTGGTTCAGCGTTGGGAAAGTACAATTAGTTAATGTACCAGAAGAAGGAGTTCCTAATGCTGGAGTTACTAGAGTCGGGCTAGTTGCCAATACAGCAGAGCCAGTACCAGTAACTGCACTAAACGAGATAAAGTCAGCATCCCAATCTGCTGCAGTAGTTAGTGTTGTTCCGATGCACAACAGATGTGCGCAAGTTCCTGGAAGAACTGTAACTATTGTATTTAAACCAGAAGATTGAACAGTCACATTACCAGTTGAGTTATTTTCAATTTCATAACTCATACCAGCAACTAAAGTGCTAGTGACTGGAAGCACAACTGTTTGTGTGCTTGTTCCAGTAAATAATTGTCTAAAGTTACTAGTAGCAGTTAATGTAGTCGTACCAGCTGCAGTTACAGTAGTACTATAACCCATTTTGATATTATCAATAACTGGAGCAGTAAGGGTTTTATTTGTTAAAGTATTTGTTGACGATACAGTTGGAACAACTACACCCTCAACAGAAATAACTCCAGCCGAAGATCTAGCGATAGTAGTATCTGTTGCATGACCTAATTCAATACTACCAACACCAAGTGCGGTAGATGTAGAAGCAGTAATACCACTTACAGGAAGACCAGTAGCGTTAGTAAGTGTAGCTGAAGATGGTGTTCCAAGAGCACCACCTGAATAAAGAACTGTACCACCAGCACCAAAGGCAACTGATGATGCATCTGTACCTGTAAATGTAAGAGTGTTTGACGCTGTTAATGTTTTACCATCAGCGATAGTAAGAGTAGCTGAAGTAGCTGGAGCAGTAATCGCTACTTTATTAACTGAAGTTGCACTCGCAACACCCAATGTAGGTGTTGTCATAGTTGGGCTAGTCAAAGTTTTATTTGTTAAAGTTTGAGTAGCAGTAAGAGTTACAACAGTGTCGCTCGTTCCAGGAAATGCGAAAGAAGTAGAATCAGTACCAGTAAATGTAAGCGAGTTACTTGCTGTTAATGTTTTACCATCGGCAATAGTTAAAGTCGAGCCAGTCAAAGGTGCAGTAAATGCAACTTTATTAATACTAGTAGCAGTGGCAACACCAAGTGCTGGAGTTGTCAGAGTTGGACTAGTAAGAGTTTTATTAGTAAAGGTTTCTGAACCAGCTAATGTAGCAAGAGTTCCAGAAGTTGGAAGTGTAACGCTAGTAGTGGCAGTTGCAGTTAATGTAGTGGCAAATGCACCAGAGGTAGTTAAGTTACCACCGAGTGTTATTGTTTTACCAGAATTATTTACGCCAGTTCCACCATATTGGCCAGCAACCAAAGTTCCTTGCCATACACCTGTTCCAATAGTACCAACTGTTGTCAAACTAGAAGTAACAACTGCAGAACCAAGAGTCGTTGCATTTAGAACTGAAGTTCCAGCAATATAATATGCTTTAGTAGATGCAAGGTCTAAATGTTCTGAAGAAGTCCACGCAGAAGTAGCACTGACCCAGTTAAATGTTTTATCAGTAGCACCCTTAAGAGTAATACCACCACCATCAGCTGTAATGTTAGTAGGAGATGCTACACTACCTAATTCAATGTTTTTATCATCAACAGTAACAGTTGTAGCATTAATTGTTTCTGTAGTACCATTTACAGTTAAGTTACCAGTGATAACTGTATTGGCATTATTGATTGTTAGCGTACCAGTCGCAGCACCGATAGAAACTGTAGTTGCTGCACCACCAATGTTTAGGGTAGTGGCATTGGTATTAAATAATGCAGCAGTACCTGTGCTGGTTGTTGATATGGTAGGACTATTAACAGCAAGAGTGCTGGCAAGAGTCAATGCGCCAGTACCATCTAGCGTAGCCACATTGGTTGTTCCACCATACCATTTAAAATAGAAACTTGACGAATTTACTGGGACACTATTCCAAATAGTGGCACTATCAATACCAATAGCATAATCAGCCTGTACTGAAGTTACAGCAGGATAAAGAATTAACTTAGACCCAGAACTAGATGAAGTAAAAGATGGTGCGGCAACACCACTTCCTGATGTCCAATCTATTCTTTGTCCCTGTGAACCAAGTGTTGTTAAACTTGAATAAAGAACAGTAGATTTTAATGTATTACCTGCAAGACCACCAGCCTGAGCAGTAATAGTTCCGCTACTGTTAGTGATACTAGAACCATCAGCATTTGATGATGTAGATTGAATAGTACCATCGCCATAATACAAAGATATCCATCCGTAAGATGTATTGCCTAATTTGTAAGTATTATTAAGAGAAGGAACTAAACTTGAAGCAAAACTATTATAGTTATGTATTGTGCTTTCTGTTCCAGCACCAGTACCACCAGTCGCACCGACTTGGGTATATACATTCCATTGACCACCATCATAAAGCAGTGTTACTGAAACACCAGCAATATCAAGTGTTAGATTTTCATACGCTCCAACTATTGGCTCTGCGCCACCTGAAACATAAAGATTATTTGTAACAAAACTAGAGTCATCTACAATAATGACATAGTTACCAGTTTGAGGAGAAGAGGGAAGGGTAATTGTGAACGAGCCAGCACTAGTGTTGGCAATATATCCCTGATTGATTTTTGCAGTTGTGTTTGCTATTACCTTGGTGTATGCGATACCAAGTGGTTGAACGACGTTTGTGGAATTTTTAAAATACAGTTTACCGTCAGCATAGTTTAATGCTATTTCACCGTAATCTAAGTCCCCTACAACTGGCACTTTCGCAACAGTTGAGGACTTCTTAAGAAGAACCTTATTCGCCATTCTCTAACCTTAAAAAAGGAAACAGGGGAGTAAGAACTCCCCGCACAAAATTATTTAGTACGTACCACCATCGATGTTGAAACCATCGAGAGTTGAAGTTGCTGCACCAGCACCAGTGATATTAATACCAACATACATTGATTTTGCAAGAGCAAGACCACCAGACATAATAACACCAGCAGCAGTAGTGCTAGATGCATCAGTCGTATTGGAGAATGTAGGTACACCAGAAGCAGTAAAACTTCCAGTGAATGTGCCAGACAACGCACCAGCGTTAATAGTTGGTGATGTTAAAGTCTTATTAGTGAGAGTGTCAGTAGTTGCTTTACCAACTAATGTATCAGTTGCAGCAGGTAAAGTTAGTGTACCAGATGCAGCTGCAGTTGCAACAATCGTTGTTGTTCCTGAAGAAGAACCAGCAACTGTGTAACCAGCAGAACCAATAGCAGGTGTTGTTAAATTTGCACTCGTTAAAGTCTTATTGGTAAATGTCTCTGAACCAGCCAATGTGGCAAGAGTGCCAGTCGTTGGTAGAGTAACAGAAGTATTTGCAGTAGTTGTTAAGCCAAGTGTATGAGCACCAGTATGTGTAAAACTACCACCAAGAGTGATTGTCTTACCTGAGTTGTTTACACCAGTACCACCGTATTGACCAGCAACAAGAGTTCCTTGCCATACACCAGTACCGATAGTACCAAGAGTAGTAATAGATGTTTGACCAACATAGTTAGCATCAATGTCAATAGAATCAGATGCAACGCTAATACGGCTTGCAGTACCAACAACGTCTAATGTATTACCAGACTTAGTTAAACCAGCACCAGCAGTAATTTGACCAGCACCAGAGAACTGAACAAAATCAATCGCAGTAGTACCAATAGTGATTGCTGTATCAGTTGTAATTACATAACCATTATCAGCCTGTGTTGTACCTTGTTCAACGAAGAAGAACAAACCTGGACCAATTTCAGTGCTTGGACTATTATCAAAGTCAGTGGCACGAGTAAGTACCCAGTTTGTAGAAACTGTACCAACAGTAGTAACAGTATAAACACCATTCTGTAGAGCAGATGCTTGATTCTTAATAAGAACACGATCAGCAACAGAAAGAGCGATAGAGTCAAGAGTTAATGCAGCCTGAGTGCCAGCGTTAGTTAATGTAGCACCAACACCAGAAGATCCATTTGAGTAAGTAACAGTAAGAGCAGTTGTAGATGCAGCCTTAACAGATGCTTTAACATCTAGACCATTGGCAAGACCATCAACATATGCCTTAGTTGCCAAGTCAGTAGACTGAGTAGGATCTGCAGCATTACCAACACGCTTACCACCAACATCAACAATACCAGTGCCAATTGGAACTAGGTTTACGTTTGTATTTGAACCACCAGCAGTGAAAGTTAGTGCGCCAGTACCAGTGATAGAACCATCAGAAGTTCCAGTACCACCATAAAGAACACCAACATCAGTACCTTGCCAAACACCAGTTGCGATAGTACCAACGCTGGTTAAACTAGAAGCAGTAACAGTAGAATTTAATGTAGCACCAGTTAGCGTACCAGCTGCAGCAGTAACAGTAATTGCAGCAGAACCATCGAAGTTCACTCCGTTGATTGCACGAGCAGTTTGTAAAGTGGTGGCAGTAGAAGCATTACCAGTCAGCGCACCAACGAAGGCTGTAGATGTAACAGATGCTAAACCAGCAAACGTAGTTACTGTGGCACCGAGTGATACTGAAGTAGAACCAATAGTAACAGAACTATTTGTGAGTGACCCATTGGCAATATTTGAAAGAGTATTGGTAGAACCAGAGATAGACTTATTAGTGAAAGTATCTGTAGTTGCTTTACCGACTAAGGTATCTGTAGCGACTGGTAATGTTAGTACGCTAGTACCAGCAATTGCACCAGAAAGAACTTGAGTAGTTCCAGAAGTAGAACCAGCAAATGTAATGGCTGTTAAACCAGCAAGTGAAGTAGAAGTGCTACCAAGACTGATTGATGTAGAACCAACAGTAACAGAACTGTTTGCCAAATTGGCATTAGTAATACCAGCAGTACCAGAAAGGTTGCTATTAGTTAATCCACTGATAGTATTTGAACCAGCAGCGATTGTTTTATTTGTTAGAGTATCTGTTGTTGCTTTACCAACCAATGTATCAGTTGCTGCTGGTAAAGTTAAAGTAGTTGTACCAGCTGTGGCAGTGGCAAGTACAGTAGTTGTTCCAGAAGTTGAGCCACTAAATACAGCACCTGTTCCACCGATAGTTGGTAGAGTTAAAGTTTTATTGGTAAGAGTCTGTGAACCAGTTAATGTGGCAACAGTTGAATCAATATCAAAAGTTACGCTAGTTGCAGCACCAACTGCAGCAACAGCAGAAGTAATGCCAGTGCCACCAACAAAAGTAATTGTATCTGTACCAAGAGCAACAGAATCAGTACCAGTGTCGCCAGCGATAGCGAGAGTTGTTGAGATACTTGCTGTACTTGCAGCAGTCAAACGACCTTGTGCATCAACAGTGAATGTTGGTATCGCAGTGGCAGATCCGTAACTACCTGCAGTGACTGCAGTATTAATTAGAGCAATGGTAGAAGTATTGGAACCATCAGAGTTGGTAACACTAATTTGGTTTGCAGTACCAGTTACCGCACCACCAACTGTATCGTAGATATACTCAGCAAGAGTGTCTGTTGTACCATTAATGTATGGATTGTTAAGAACTGTTTTACCAGTACCATTTGGAGTTAAAACAATGTTACCATTGGTATCTGTTGAACTGATAGTATTAGTGCTACCAGTAAGAGTTAGATTACCAACATTAAGATTATTAATTTTACTGCTGGCATCAAGAACAATCGCAGATGACGCAGTTAGCGTACCTGGAGTATGATCCAGCATATCGGTAAAATACTTACCACCGATAACAAAGTGGTTTACAGCATTACCTGCTGTTTCTGATCCTATACCAATGTATAATCTATCACCACCATTTGAGCCATTATCGGTTAAGGCTGAGTACGCTAATTCACCAGCACCAAGCGTTGCTGGATTTCCAGATACTGACGATCTTTTTATTCTAATTATTGATGCCATTTTTAATCTCCGTTAAAATTCTCCGCCTTCCATGTTCTGCGCATCTAGCGTAGTCGTAGAAGTCCACTTGTTAGTGTTTGTTTTGTATACTAATAATGCCCCATTATTAAGTGTTGATGTATCTACATTACCAATCGCCGAAAGAGAATCAACTGATTGAGGATTAGATAAAGAACTACCTGTTACAATAGTCGTGCCACCTGTACTTGTGGTGGCAGTGATTATTGATTGGGTTGGATCATCTACAACTGCAATTATTTCTGCCATGATTAAGTCTGTGTTATTTCTGGGGTTACTATAACAATACCTTCCAAGATTCGTGTTTTTGCCGTTGTAGATGTATTTGTGATTTCTATGTCATAAAGATATCTACCTGCTGGAATCGCAGAAGTTTGTGTCGATGTTAGTTGTAATCTAACCTTACCTGTTGCAGCATCATAAATGCTTGCGGTAAATGTATAATAAGTGGAAGAACCATAAGACTTTCTCATTTGAGAAGCGATGGTATATCCAGATAAATCTAGGGCTGTGCCTGTGGCTGATGCTACAGTGATAATATTACTGTATGTCGAACCCGAATCTACGTATAAATTTGCTATCGATGCCACTGGAGGTCTCCCATTCTACTCTCTTATTTATCGTTTTCTAGACTGCAAAAACAAAAACCCCACGAGTGTGGGGTTGCGATTAAATCTCAGAAGAGACTTATTCCGCTACTGGCCAGTTTTGAGTAGTGACTATTGTTCGGAAAGATTCAACTGTAGTGGCTGCATTAATAGCTGTTTCTAAACGATTCGCTTCAGTAATAACGGCTGCACGATATGTCACCGTAGCAGCAGGAATAGCAACAGTTCGTTCAATCTTACGAACTAACATCCAATCAGTCTGAGAAAGAAGACTATTGGCAGATTGTTTAATCTGTGCGATCCACTGAGATTTTAGTCCTGAAACTTTATTGTTTCCTGTGCCTTCATCTTCTAACTCTTTGGCAGTAGACGTAAAGGTAATTTTCACAACCTTAAGAGTTTCATCAAAAGATGGTGCATTCTCTGTCACTGAAAAGAAACGATCATCTGGACGTGGAGCATAAGCCACATCATAGATACCGAGATCTTGTTTCTGCGTGGCAGTCAAAGACAAAAGAGTGTCTGGAGCATATTGAGTGCCATTTTTGTCTTCCCATAGCGTATATGGGGCGAACAGTTTAATACTGTTATCATTTTTTACTAAAGCGAACATTTGGGTTTCCTCTTAAAGAATTCTATTATTTATTTATCGTGCGTTGGCATACTTGAATGGAGTTTCAGCGAAAGCAGCATATATGAAAGTTGATGTGTTATTCAAATTAAGATTATTGGTTTTTAGTTTAAATCCATTGGATACTAAGTCAATAGCATATGTATTGGGTGCTTCTGCTGCAGTTGTATCAGCCCATAATCCAGGTAAGTTTGCTACATTAATTGGTGATCTAGCAGTATCATAAATTTGCCATCCGTAAGTTGTAGATGCCTCTCCACTCTTCTTTAAAAGAATAAATCTAGGTCTAAATCCAAGATAAACGAATGGACCATCATTTGCATTATTACCTGTATAAGAACCAAACTTACTAAATCCTGGAACTTCTGCCCAGAGATAGGCTATATGAGTGTCAGCAGTTTGCCATGATCCAACAGTAAAATGAGTTGAAGTTGGAGATGTTCCACCCCAATATGTAGAAGATGGACCTACAGTTCCACCAACTGTATTTAGGTATATATTGTACTGAGGACCAATAGAATCATGGTATACTTGCCAATTTTCAGCACTTGTTGTATCTTTAATAATCATAAACTTAGGGGCAACACCAAGATTATGAGAGATGGATTGTGTTGCACCATTTGCAGCATAGTTTACAATATCAAATCCTGGAGTTTTACCTTTGTTCCAGAACCAACCAACATGTTTATCACCAGAAGTATTTGTACCAGCTTCAGTTCCAAGTACTACACCATTTGGAATAAATGATTGAACTGATTCATAAGTTTGTTGTGCAGTATTATCGCTAGAAAATAAGCAATTTCTTGGACCACGAACAGTATCAAGCAATTGGTGTCTATAAGCACTTGTTCTTGACTTCATCCAAACTAAGTCTGGAGTATTTACAAAGTTACCAAAAGAATCTGGCAAATTATTCGAACCAACATCTTTTAGATTTTTACTATTAATAGACTTAAAGCCAGTTGGAGGTGTGTACATAAACCCAGTTTGACCGAAGTTTGCAGTAACCACATTGTTTGATCCAACGGCAACAAAAGGAATCAATGCACCATATTCCCCAATATATCTGTTTACATTAGTTGCAGTTGGATTTGCTCCTGTTGATGGATTACCTGTTGATCCACCAGAGGCATCATACCATGTATTATTTCTACCTGCCCAGATTTTACTATTATCAATATCTATGGCAATTTGCATTACATCACCAATTGCGCTTGCCGTGATTGGGTTCATTGTGACATATCTATACGTGCTGTCATAATTAGTCCACAAAGTTAGATTATTTGCAGTACCACTCTGCCAAGAGAAACCATTTGTACCAGATACAGATGATGGTAAATTTGTTAAGTAAGTATGATTTGGTAATGGCCATGGAATTAATCCCATTGATGCATAAGCATCACTAGCTGTACGTTCTATGATCATTTCAAAGTACCATTTACCAGAACTTATTGGCATTGTGGCAGGTACAATTTTATGAGCACCAGAGTCATCTGATGCTAAAGTCAAACCAGCATTGGTAATGTTATATGTGTTTCCACTATTTGAGTTTGAAATATTATAATTTGCATAATTAAGTATAGGATAATTACCACTAACTCCTGTGGAATCTTCAGAATCTGTTGGAGCATCTTTAGAAATATCTGATGCAATTATTGAATTTGCTCCAACACCATCATATAATGACGCATTGGTATATGATAGAATGACAACACCGCTACCACCTGGACCACCGCCAAGTCCTACAGTTGTTGCACCACCACCACCGCCAGTATTTGGTCGCCCACCTGCAGCTGGACCATGCTTTCCATTTTCTCCTGAACCACCACCGCCAATACCACCAGCTGCACGATATGCAGTATTTGTGATAAAGTAGTTACCACCACCACCACCTGCGTAGTAGAGTGGAACACCAGTAATTGAATTTAATAAACCTGGACCACCACGAGAGTCACCGCCATTATATCCAACACCACCTGCGCCACCACCACCTGCGCCATAGTAAGTATTACCAGAGTTACCGTTATTACCAGTACCACCAGCATAACCTTGTCCTGCCGTACCTGCACCACCAGCGTTAGAGTTAAGCATACCACCACCACCAGATCCACCGCTTTGCGCAGCAACAACAGAATATGTACATCCATTACCACCAGCAATGGCAGTTAGTGAACTGAATACGGAATTAGTTGCGTTACCTTTATTGTTGGTAAAACCACCTCTACCAACAGTAACTGTATAAGAAGATCCTGGAGTGACAGAAACTGCTGCGTTGTATATCATACCACCAGCACCACCGCCACCTCCGTTAGTACCACCTGCACCACCGCCAGCAATAACAAGTGCTTTAACAGATGTCACACCTGTTGGAGCAACCCATGTATATGTTCCTGGAGTTCCGTATGTTAGAACAGTTGATCGTGGAACTGAGTAGTCGAAGTTAACTGTATTAAAGTTATTATTAGAACCAGATGCATCGTATCCAACAGTTCTTTGCCATGGTGATGCATCAGATATCGTTACTGTATTATTATTTGTGATTGAAAGAGCATTGGTGCTATTATCTACAACTGTTGCGCTTTGTAGAGTTAACAATGCAGTATTAGCGACTGCAGTTAATGCAGAAGTTGGTGGTGTGTAAGTAGTTGATGTGTATAATGCTGTGCCATTAACAATTCGGAAGTTAGAGATGTATCCGTTAAAATAGTTGGAATTTAATGTTGCATTATAATATTCAACGCCAATTCTCACTGCAGTTGAAAACGCTGCAGCTGTTGTCCATGTTGATCCCGCTTGTTTACCATCAACAAACATTCTAACAACATTACTTGAATCTCTAGTAACTGCAACATGAGACCAACCACCAACATTTGGTACTGCACCAGTTGGGCTGCTTAAACTTATCTGGGAGCCAGAAGAATAGACTTGATACAAAGTTCCAGTTGTCCCAATGTACAACTCAAGACCAGTGCTTGTGTTTGAATCCCCAATGGTGAAGATCGCACCATTGATGGCGGAATTTCTATAAACATACGCTTCAATCGTGAATGCGCCAGACAATGTTGCTGGTAAAGTAGCCTGTAGATATTGGTTACTTCCGTTAAATGAACCAGCATAAGACATAGTGTCTACGTTACTTGGCTTAGAGAATGGTAGATAGAAACCATTTGTTCCATATGTACCAGTATAACGCTGTGGCATCCAGTTATTATTTGCATCAAACTGACCAAAACTAGATGCTGTTAGTGCTTGACCATCAATAAAGTATGCTTCTGAAATAGAGCCGTTAAAGTAAGTACCATCACGAGGATCTGCACCAATGTTAAATGGTAAAGAACTATTACTTAATCTTAAAGTTGCATTTAGCGGAGGAATACTTGATGTATCCCATGAAAATACTTGCACTCCATTAACATAAACTTTTAATCTATTTAAATCACTTACTTGTGTTGTATCAACAGCAACAACGACATGATACCATGATGTTGTATCAGTAAAAAGTCTACTAGTTTGATTCCCATAATTGGTATCACCAGTGCTGGCAAAAGTAATGTCTAACTTATTATTATCTCTAAATTGTAATACAGTTGCATTTGTTCCAGCTGAACCAATTTTAGTCGTGTGGAAAGGATGATTTGCTGAAATAACAGCACGCTTTAACCAAAATGAATATGTGGCAGTTGTTTGACTTCCAGTGACTGCTGGAGTTCTAAGCGCATAAGAAAATTGTTCTGGTTTAAATTCTAAACTAGAAGTAGAAAATGTTGAAACTTCTTTTGCAGTTGTACCAACTGTTAAGTTTGTTCCATTACCAGTGTATGTCTTAACATCAAAGTGATCACTTGGACGTTTGATGACTGGGGTAGGTATTGTAGTTGTGCAAAAAGATTTAAACCCTGCTGGTGGAGTATATGCAAATTGACGCTGACCGAAATTATAACGTCCACCACGTGTGCCAGTACCTGTACCATTGTATGCCATCATGTATGGAATCATACCTTCTTGGCGCCATTGCGCATCAACTACATCAGATGGTATTCCAGATCCAACAATTGTAGAACCATGTGCAGTTGAAGTATTGGTGCCACCTATTGGTGCATAAAATGTTCCATTTTTACCAATCCAGATTCTACCAGTATCAGCATCATATGCAAAGTTAAGAACATCATCTGCTGCTGCAGATAGAGCATTGCTATAACCTGGTCCACAATATAACCCAGCTGATCCAGAATAGTTACTATACGCAGATGGAGATTTACCAACTTGGTTAGCAATATTTCCAGATACTACGCTACTCATTGAAACTGGAGCAATACCAGCAGAGAACACGTCTCCAGCACCAGCTAGTGTAAATTCCCAATAATATTTACCAGAAGGAGGAATAGCTTGAGTTGTCCAAACTACTTGATAAGACGCAGAAGAGTTATTGTAAGCATAACTATTACTTTCAGAAAGGGTGATAGACGAGCCTTTCGATAATGGATTAAATGTAGGGTAGTTACCACGCTGCACACCACCAATATCTGGTTGTGATGATACTGCTGCAATTCCTGGAACATCGACCGATGAGTCGTATGTTGTACCAGCAGTTAGAGAGATAATGTTTGGTGTCCAGTTGTTACCATTACCTGAACGATCTGCGCCAATTGCTGCAGCAGTGGATGCAGAATTATCACGGAAATCTAGATAGAAACCATTTGTACCATATGAACCAGTATAACGCTTTGGAACCCATGTTCCTGTTTCTGGATCAGTAAAACCAAATGCATATGGAGTTAGGGCTTGTCCGTCAATTAGATTATACTCAGTCATATAACCATCCATATAGTATTGATCGTCAAATCCAGCCCCATATGGATAACTACCAATTCTGTGAGGAGCAGTACTATTTACATAGGTATCGTAATTTATAGTACTTGGGTAGGTTGCCTGATCAAAAGCTGTTTGTTGAACACCATTAACATACATTTTTACTCGCTCTGATGCGATTGCATGAGTGGTGTCAACAGAAATAACTAAATGATACCAAGCAGAAGGGTCACGATATTGCGCAGTTGTTTCTAGTGCAAAAACTTCTGTGGAAGCCTCATAACTTCTAGTTTTAAAAGATGAACCATTATAATATATTGTTGTTGAATAGGTTCCATTAGCATAATCATTACTAGCAGTAAAATATGGTTGTGCACCATTTGTTAAATTTGTTTGTTTCACCCAAGCAGACCAAGTCCAAGTTCTACGATTACCAGCAGTTCCAGGAGTTCTACTAAAATAACCTTTATTAGCTCTTCTAAATCTTATTGAACGCTGTGGAGTCCAACGACCAGTTGGAAATGATCCAGCTGCAGTTAATGCGCCAGCATCTTGAACTGAGAAAATACCATTAGCTGTGTTAGCGTCAGTTACTTGTTCTGTTGCGGATAAAAATCCACCAGTATAGCGACGAGTCATTTATTTACCTTAATTGTATTGTGTTCTATACTATTATTTATTCAGCTTTTGGCCATGTGATTGACGTCATAACTTCAATCAACTCGTCAACAGTTTCAACTGCAGCAATTGCAGTTACCACTCTGTCTGACTCTGTAACAATCGCAGCACGATATGCCACAACATCAGTTGGAATCACTACGGATTCTACTTCATTACGAATAATTAGATAGTCAGTTGGTTTTAGTAGATCGTTTGTCTTGGCTTTGACTTCTGCAGTGCATGTAGTCTTTAAACCTTTTGCAATCAAACGCTTAGTGGTATCAACCATCTCTCCATCTACTCCAACAGTCTCATCCCATACTTGAACGTACATTGGATTACCATCTTTATCTACTTCTTCACGATCCTCAAGAATTCTAGGATTATTAATACCCCAGTAGTATTTGGTTTCAAAATTATTGTCACCATCTTTTTCAATGCCCAGTGATGCACGAACAGAAGGAGAAGTTCCTTCTAACCATGAATACGGATATGTCATTCCATTCAGAGTAATATCTGAATTTTCAGTAATTGGTGAACCATTTAAGTAGTAAGTTGTCATTTTTAATCTCTTTTATCTTGCTCTGTTATTTAGTCCGAATGGCGACTCTGCAAATGCAGCAAATATGGTCGTTACTCCAGTATAGTTAACATTATCATTAGTATTACGACACTTAAATCCATTCGATAGTATATCAAATTTAGAATAAGTTTGTCCTTCTGCAAGGTTATTGTTTGGATATACATATCTATCAGAAACATTTGATGGATCACGAGCAGTATCATGAATAACCCAGAATGCACCATTAGTTAAGTTTTTAGTTATAATAAATCGAGGTCTAAATCCACAATATACAAATGGACCATCTGTAGATGCGTTACCAGTAAAAGATCCCATTTTACTAAATCCTGGAACTGATGCCCAGAGATAAGCAATCATTCTACTACCACTAGTATTAGTATAACTATTTTGAGTAAAGAAGTTGCTGCTATTTGGTGCTGTGCTACCAAACGCACTATAATTTCTTGTGCCAGCATCAGTAAATATAAGTGTAGCACTAATACCTAAATCTCTATGATAGATATCCCAGTTGTATGCAATAGTACGATCTTTTACTATAATAAATTCTGGGGTGACTCCAAGATTATGAGAAATTGCTCTATTGTTTGTACCATCACCAGTATATGAAACAATATTAAATCCAGCTGTTGGTGATTGTTTCCACTGCCATGCAGCATAACCATAACCATTTGTATGAATATCAGTTGTTGAGGTAAACCCATTAGAATCAAAAATTATTGGTTTTGTTATCCCAGTTAGAGGTGTACTAGCAGTATTTGATTGAAGTATTTCTCCCCCACCACCAATAGAATTAACTAATACATGTCCTTGAATTTGTCTGGATTTAATCCAAATAAAATCTGGTTGGAAACCAGCATTTTGTACACGAATATCTCCATTGGAACCACCATAAAGATTAGTGTCAAACCACTTATTTGGTGTTAATGCAGCTGTTGCAACAGAAGATGTGCCAACTGCTTGTAAATTAGTTGTACATAATGATTTAAATCCAGTAGGTGGAGTATAAGCAAATGGTCGCTGACCAAAATTAACTACATTAACTGCAGTTCCACCACCACCATGAGTTGAATGCACGATTGGTTTAAACAAATATTCTAATTGAGATCTTGCACTATCTGTAAACGCTGGGCTAGTTGCTGTTGCAGGATTACTAGAAGCAAACCAAGTACCATTTTTACCGAACCAAACTGTATTGTTCGATGTATCATATGCACACATAACCACGTCAGTATTAGAGTTAACTGCAGTACCGTATGCAGTTGCAGTACCGTTATTTACTTTGTTCCCATCATATCTCCATACGAAATCATTACTACCATAACCGATAGAACGACTTGCATAAGTTGTTGCTGGATCATATACCATCACACCAATAGCACCAGTATCCATGACTGAAGTGGCAGAACCATTAGTTACTGTCACCTCAAAGTACCATTTTCCTGGACCCCAAAAAGATGCTGGTTTAGCATAACTAGTACTCACACCACTTTGGTTAAACCATTGTAAATTACCATCAGTTAAAGATGAATTTGTTTGTGGAACTAAATTACTTAATGTAGCATAATTTCCTGGAACTACACCACCAATATCTGTTGCTGATGTAAATACGTTGGTTGGTGAATCAACCATTAAGTCATATGTTGTGCTTGTTGAAGTGGTACTAAAATTAATTGCTTGCCAGTGATTACCATTACCTGATGCGTCAGAGCCAAAATATATTGCCATTTAAGCCTCCACCCATTTCTGTTGAGATTCATCCCAATCATATAATCCATCTAGTGGCATAGCAGTTGGTGCCTCCCATAAGCAGGTTTGTTCATTTAAAACCCAAGAGTTAAATTCTTTAGGTGGAATAAACGCATCACGAGTTTCATCGTAAGTATATCCAATTCCAGCATAATTTTTTCTAAATGGAGTGCCACCTAATTTGTGGACTCCACCATATGTATTGTAAGATGTTTGTTTATAAACATCTCCTGTGCGAGCAGTTAATTCTGCTTCTTTACCATCGTCTTCTTGTCTACCGACAGTTACAAAGACAACAATATTATTTTCGTTTAATTTTGCAAAGTGGCTCATGCGAATGTTACCGTTTCAGATGTTGTAGATGTTTGAGTTACAGTGTAAATTCTAAATCCACCGCTTGCTGTACCGCCAGTAAATGTTACTCCAGAACTAAAGAATGCAGTTCGTGATGATGGGATTTTAATAACAACGATACCAGAACCACCGCTACCGCCAGAAGCAATAGCTGCAGAACCACCACCGCCACTACCAGTATTTGCTGAGGCAGAACCACCTGTGCCACCTGAAGAGCCAGATGCACCATTACCACCAAGACCACCCGATCCACCAGTACCAGCAGTACCAGCAGTTCCGTTATTTAAATGTCCACCACCGCCACCTGCAGCGTATGTTACTGAAGAACCAGAAATTGTTGATGCAAGACCATTACCACCATTACCAGCAGTGAATGTTCCATTAACGGCAGTCGCTCCAACTTGCCCAGCACCGCCACCGCCACCACCGCTACGTCCAGATCCACCATTATCTTCACCAGTACCACCAGCAAAACCTTGTCCAGCAGTTCCTGCAAAACCAGCACCGTCGTCACCTGCACCACCGCCACCAGATCCACCAGAAGCTGGTTCTCCATTTGATGCGCCCCCGCCACGTCCACCACCAAGAGAAGTAACAGTTGAGAATACAGAATTGCTACCGTTGGTATAACTACCACCACCAGCACCGACAGTTACTGTATAAGCAACTCCAGTGGATAAAGTAAGAGCAGTTTCAGCAGCAGAGTTGGCACCACTTGTTCCAGCAGAAGTCCTAAAACCACCAGCACCACCGCCACCACCACGATTCGATCCACCACCAGCACCACCAGCAACTACTAAGAAGTCTGTGGAGAAAGTTGTATCTACATTAAATGATAGATAAAAGCCATTTGTTCCATATGCACCAGTGTAACGCTTTGGTTGCCAGATGCCTGTAATAGCATCAGTATAACCGAAGTATGATGGATCTAAGAACTGTCCATCAACAAAGTTAACTTCTGCCATGTAGCCGTCAAAATAATTAGTTGGACCCCATGCTTGAGTCCCAAATGTATGAGTATATCCAGCACGATTCATTGAATAATCGTAATTAGGTGGATATTTAGAAGTATCAGTAGAAACTAATACATTATTTACATAAACTTTATGAATTGTATTTACTGCATCAACAGCCCAAACAATATGGTACCAAGCTGATGGGTCACGATAATAAGCTGGACCAATAGCACCATAAGGATTTGCACCGCTAGTATCGTAATAGGTATGAAGTTGATCACCATTGAAATATATTGCAGCAATGCCGTCATTTCCAGATTGAGAAGGAGAACTAAACAATATACGATCAGTAGCTGAAGATTCCAACTGCCCTCGTTTTACCCATCCACTCCATGTCCATTTTTTGCGGTTTCCATCGACAGTTGGAGTTCTGGTCAAATTCGCTAATGCTGAACCTCTAAATCTTAGCGATTTAGGAATCTCATAGATACCATCGGCTTCTTGCCAAGTACCATTGGCAGTTGCTTGGTACTGATCCTTTAAATCCCAAATACCATTATTTGATGTTTGTGATAATGCTACTGGATTACCAGTGATAAAATTTCCTGGATATCTTTTAGACATGGTGTCCTATCTCGTATTCAAAAACTAAAATTAAGAAATTGTTTCGAATGAAGCAACCACTTCTAGGTAACTTGCTGTTCCTGCTTGAATAGAAATTGATGTATTTTCTGTCAAGTAAATTGCACCAGCTTTATCCAACAACATTAAAGTTGTGTTTGCAGGAACCGAAATTTGATATACTAAACGATATGCAGTACCGTTGCTAGCAGTGCTTAATGTACCAGAAGTAACAGTGTTTGCAGCAGAACGGAATGATAGTGATACAGTCGCAGCTGACACACCATTTACGTTTGACACAAAAATGTTGTTTACTTTAACAATAGTTCCGCTAGATGAAGCATTGGTGACTAAAGCATTATCGTTTGTGTTTGTTAATGATTGGTATGTAGTAGAACCATTAATAGTTGCTACGTTTACAATATTTGGATTTGCCATTTCTATTTCCTCTTAAAATTATGAGCCAAAAACTAATGCCATTGCAATAGCCTTACCTGTTGAAGCACCAGTTGGTGCTGCCCATGATGGGACACCACTGGCAAGTGTTAGAACATTTCCATCTGTACCTGCTGTTAATTTACTTAGGGTATTTGTCGCAGAAGCGTAAACTATATCACCAGTAGCATAACTCGTTAAACCAGTTCCACCTTTAGTAGCTGCAATGGCAGTGGCTGACCAAGTACCAGTAGTGATAGTGCCAACTGATACTAGACTGGATAAAGTACCCACGTCTGTATAAGCAACTGTACCACCTGCTCCGAACGCTACTGAAGACGAATCTGTACCAGTAAATGTTAGTGTATTGCTTACTGATAGAACTTTAGCATTAGTAATGGTTAAAGTACCAGTGCTTGATGTTACTGTTAAGCCATTGTATGTTTTATTTGTAAATGCCTGAGAACCTGCAATAGTAGCCACTGTACCAGAAGACGGTAAAGTCAGCGATGTGTTTGCAGATAGAGTTAAACCAAGCGAAAAGTTACCAGTGAAAGCAATAGTATTTGCTGCATTATTTGCGATACCAGTACCACCATATGCAGCACCGATAACAGATGCATTCCAAGTACCAGTGGTAACAGTACCAGTGGCAGTAATGTCATCTAAGCCAAGAGTATCCCAAGAAGGAGTACCATCAGAAGCCATTTTTAGGTAACTAGCAGTAGATGGTTTAGTTAGTTTACTTAAAGTATTTGTGGCACTTGCGTAAAGCAAATCGCCAGCTGCATAAGTTGTTTGACCAGTACCACCTTTAGTCGCACCGATAGCAGTGGCAGACCACGTACCAGCAGTAACTGTGCCCACAGTGGCGATAGAAGTACCGCCAGTTAAACTGTTCATCGCACCTGCGTAGGTGGCTTCTAGTTTATCTGTGTTTAAGTTACTAAAGTTTGTATCGACTTCAGTATTGGTAAGAGGCGAACCTTTAGTCGCTCTTAAGACTATTGTTGACATTTATTATCCTTTTATACGATCGTGCAGTAATGCTGATAGCATTTGTTTGATTTCACTCAAATCTTGTTTTAAGTTATTTATTTCATTTGCCTGAATTGTCAGCTGCTCTTTATCAGACATTAAAGACTCTCTTCTACGAATATAGTTCTGATAATCTGTTCCACTAGTATTTAGGATAGCCATAGTGTTGGCATCTCTGACTAAACTAGGATCTCCTTGTACCTTTAGTAACATATTAGGCACACGCTATAATTCGTAGATCTTTAATTCTCGGTATTGCAGAACTATTTGTAGACTGCATAACGATCTTAACTGCAATTACGTCAAACTGGGATAGACCCTCTTCGGAGTAATCCACATCAATAAAGGTATCATCTCCATTCTGAACCTTAACGATTGCAGCATCTGGGTCAGATAAAGTCCAGTTTATTCTATTAAAGTCCAATGTAGATCCAACAGGAGAAGTCTTATAGTAAACCAATACATCGGCTTCTTGTGGAATGTTACCTGCGTATCTAATTCTAAAGAAGTTAGATGGATTGGAAAGAGTAATCGCTTTCGTTACATATTTATTCACTGAAGAACTGCCCACTGGAGCAATTTCATCAACGAACAGAGTTCTCAATTTAACTGTAGTTCCACTAATAGCAGATTCACTGGTAAAATTAGTCGTTCTAGAAACAGTAATTGTTCCTGTGGTTGATCCGTCTCCAGCAACACTGGTCACAAGATAAGTTCCATCATTGCCACCAGTAGTAGAGCCAGAAACCGTAATGTATTTACCAACTTGAATAGTTAGAACTAATGCAGCTACACCAGCGACTGAAGTCGTAATAGTAGTACATTTACCAGAAAATAGTAAAGTAGCTGTGCCATTTACAGATAAACCAGCTGTGTGGGTTGGACCAGCTGTACTGGTAGTTCCTGCGATGGTGACTGTATACAGATTACCAAGATAGTTAACTTGATCACCAACTGCTTTAGAAGTAGTTGCTGCCCAAGCAGTACCTAAATTTACAAAACTAAACGCTCCAGTGGCACCAGTGAATACTGTTCTATTGTCTATTAAAGACACGTTTACATTAGTTTCTGATGGCTTATTAATTTTGTTAGAAACCGTAATTAGAGAAGTTCTATGACTATCAATAATAGGTGATAATGCATCATTATCAGAACTAATAGTTGCCTGAAGTGTAACAGTTTTACCTGAAGATTGATTTACTGTAGAAGCAACTACCTGTGGAGCAAAGAACATATTATTATTGTTTGTAACAATACCTTTGTATGATCCATACGTATATGGAGTCTCTGCGCCATCCACTGATTTGCCAGAAGTAGTCTTCATGGTAAAATCAATATTTGTATCTGAGAAGTTCTGCGATTGTATTGATGGAATCGCCATGTCATATACTATGTTGCTGCTGGCACGAACTCTGCTTCCACCAGAGTAACCTGTGGTAGTTGCATTAGTGCTAGCAGTAATACAATAAGAATCTAAATCAACATCACTAATTGTATGTTGAATTTGAGCATTTGCAGCTGCGCTTGTATAAATCTCAGTGACAGGGATACCATTTATTGATGGAGCCAATTTAAATGCAACAGCAGAAGAAACAGTCTCAGAAGCATTAGAAGATAATTCTAAACTTGTATTACCAGTTATTGAAGCAATAATACCCATAACCTTATTATCTGACGCACGAATAAATGCAGTGCCCACAGGATTTAGTATTGAATTAAACGATGTTCCTACTCCTGTGATAGTTGGATCATTATCAGCACAAGTAAATGTACCTGTAGCTGTAGTACCTTGATAAACTGTTTTGTTAACATTATCGAATACCACTTTTGAATCAACAAACATACCATGATTTTCATGCCATACACGAAGTTTGTTTGTTCCACTTGTAGTCTGGAATGGATCTGCTTCTATTAGATTATTGGATAATACATCATTAACAAATTCTACGCTACCTGTAACATCAGTATTAAACTTACAACGATAAATTGTAAACTTCAAATCTTGGTCTTGATTTGCAGTCCAAGTAGAAGAGTTTTGAGATTTGAATAGAACACCATTATATGGTTGTTCAGAGATGGCTCTATTAGAGTCTGGAATTATATCGCCCATCTGAGCAATCCAAACTTTGTAATTAATACAATCAGTAGAAAGAATTATTGCATATTCTTCTCCGTCTTGAACATAAACAGGAGATGGGAACACAAAAGATGTTGGTTTATCATACTTGGCAACAGTCGCACCATCAAGAGTAACAGTGTTATACAGGGTTGTATCAATTGTTGTACCAAAAATTGGAGCATTAACTTGTTCTGTTTTTAAAGTTACTTTAGAGAATGGAAGAATTCGTTTTCCTGGATATCCATTTACAACTTCACGAATTTCTAGTGTAACTGGAACTCCAGCATCTCTAGTGGCAAAGAAGATATCAACCTTACTTAAGAATGCTCCACCTGGAGATTGAACCAAGAATGTTTGTGCCAATGGGTCAGTACCGCTGGGTGCTGCAAACACAGTCTGCACGGAATCAATAATACGGTTTGACGCATTAACAATTACAGTGCTGTCTTCAAGACTTTCTTGAGCAATAACTGCATTACGAACAGAGTTGATAGTTTGTTGTCTAGTTTGAAGAGTTCCAGTTGCTTCGTATTGAACTTTTGAAGACGATGTTGATTGACCATCAGAAGTGCTAACGTCTAGTAATTTAAACTCACGAACACCAGTACGGAATTTAATGGAATCATAATTTGGAATCCAGAAAATAAAGTTTAATTCACCGACAGAGTTTGTTGTTAATGCATCACCCTGTAATTTATTAGTTGGCATAGTTCCACTAATAGTAGCAGTCGCACCAGATCCAGTACCATAAGCAGTTATAGTTTCACCAGTAGTAAATGTACCCTTGATGTTTACAATATGTAAACGACGCACTCCAGTATCAGAATTACGGTCTTTACCGACAACTACTGCGGTTGCATTTGATGAACCACCTTGGATTCTATCACCAATATTTAAACACATATTACCATAACTATCTGCGTTGGTAACAGTTGGGATATTATCAATAATACGTGCAGTATCTGTGGCATCAACACCAGCATTTTTTGCTGTTTCAAAGTCTGGAGCAGTTGAACTTGCCAATGTATATGTTAGATAAGAAGACGGAGTACAATATTCAGCAACAGAAATATTATCAAAGTACGGGTAGAAACGAGTATTTGGTTTTAATGCCTTAACTTGTACTAATACATTTCGTTGGCGGATGTATGGGATAAGAGCAGTAGAAATTATTCTATCATCTACAACTTGTCTGTCCATCTGAACATTAATTGTTGATCTAATTCCAGTACGTGATAGCCCAACTTGATTCGCAACAGTTTGATATGTATTACGGAAAGCACCATCCTGTTGAGCCCATTGAGCAGCAACATATGTACCACCAACCCAGCTGGTTTGCCATGCGTTCCAAACTGTACCAAGAATACCTGCTTTTTCAGCAAGATTAGCGATAGTGTTATAATTACCTTCTACGTTTCTTACAATATCTGGTGCC